CCATGAACCAGCTACACGTCTGATAAAACACGACCATGTAACTTAGGATAAGCAAGCGCGGAACAATGCGCCAAGCGTCTAGTTTCTCTGGTGTCATATTCAAACCTCTATGTTGATGTTTGTGCCTTGCGGCCTGTCAGCATTGGTCTTGGTGCCAAACCTATCATAAGCCTTGCCTAAGTCCAACTTCTGCTCCCTGAGCGCGTCCAGATGCGCGTGGTTGGCCCTATGCTCCTTGGCTACCCTCTGCTCTACCAGATGCGCTTCTATGCGCTCACGCGTCTGCGTTTGCTGGTGTATGTCGCTGCCTACGTTAAACGGTGCGCTGCCTATGCCTGACACGCCGTCAGCCATCAGCGTTTCACCGCGATCCAGACAAAGCCAAACAGCGCGCCCACGCAGAGCAGGAACAGGAACAGGCCAGCCGCCCACGCGATGATGGTTTCCTTGCGCTCGATGCGTTTATACTGCGCATCCTTCTGCTTCTGGCGTATCTCGTTTTCCATGCGGATCAACTCCTGCCACGCAGATGGGCCAAGCGTTTCGCTAATCATCTTGCGCAGCTCGTCGCGCATATTCTCGCGCTGCTTCTTCTGCACAAACAGATCCATTGCCTGCTGCTCTACGCTGCCGAAGCTTTGATACCATTTGGGATTTTCTACGCGCTTCGCTGCAAAGTCGAAGTCGCTGATCGCCTTAGACCAGCGCCCCAGATCGCCTGCCATGCCCTCCAGATCACGCCCGATCTGGCAACCCTTCTTAATTGCGTTAAACGCAGCGCCAGCGGCCATGATTGCGGTTGCAGGATCGATCATTTGGCATCTCTACCCACGTCGGCAGAACGCGGGCATCCACTATTATACTCCACCCTTATAACATACGGATAATGATACCAGAAGGATGGATATGGGCATCTGTATATACACGCGGTGTAAAGCTGCCCATAGGCAAGCACGCCAACGGCTACGCTGGCGAGCGAGCAGATCACCGCTCCATCAGGCGGTCAAGTTTTTCCTCGATGCGATCAAAGCGCGCCACGATCTGCGCCATGACGGTCGTGCTGTCAGCCTTGGTGACGTAATCCTTGGCCATTTCTTCGCGGGTCTTGTTCAGCAGAATATTGAGGCGCTGCATTTCGTCCACAGCGCTCCTCAATACCCAGCCGATCAGGCCCAATCCGGCGGTCAATGCCGCCGTCCAAAGCATGTCAGCGTCCATCACGCCGCCTCCTGTTCTGTCCAAGTGTTGGCAGATATAGATTGATCAGCCCAAGTCGTCGGCGTTACGGGCTCCTCCTGCCACTTAAACCTCGCAAGCCCGACATCTACAGATCCGCACAAAACGCCATCAGTCGTGATCTGGTGGTCTTGCGCGATTGCCGAGCTTGCCGCTGTTGGGTTTGATGTATTAACGTCATTTGCCGCAATGCTGTGAACCTGAGTTATCGCAGATGTAGCGATTGTTGGGTTTTGCGTGGAAACATCATTGCCAGCCAAAACGTGCTGAATTATCGCGGTCGCAGTCGAAACGCTTACCGATCCGGCGCTTACATCATTTGCCGCAATACTGTGAACCTGAGTTATTGCGGATGTAGCAACCGTTGGGACTTGAGCCGATACATCGGCACCCGCCAACGTGTGTTCCTGAGTAAATACACCATCGCCGACACGAACATGCCCAGCAATAACATTGGGCGCCGAAAAGCTTTCATCCTCAAAGCAAGTTAAGTTTGGCACGCTTGCTGGGTTTGCAGTATAAACCAGTGTTACGACATGATCTTGAGATATTGCCGTGGCGTCCACGGTCGGCACGCCGGTAGAAACGCTTTCATTCGGAATAGTTTGCGCAAACGTACCTACGTCAGCAATCGCTGCACTGGATATTGGGCTTCCGCTAATCATTTAAATCCACCTTGGCCCCTCAAACCATGCCACTAAAGAACGTCTTGTACCGCTTGTGATAGGCAAAACTCTATGCTGCAAATAGCTTGGGAACACTAATACAGTTCCCTTGACGCGGGATGAGGCGTCTGGCGTTAGACATTCTCCAAACTCAAAGCCGCCGCCTTCATATTCGCCTGTGTCTGAAAGCTGGACAGTAACGCTTAGTTTTCTGTCTCTTCCAGAGACGCCATCCCAGTTTACGTCTATGTGCCAATCATAATGACCACCTTTATTGGCGTGGTATTCTGTAAACTGAATATCGCAAATATTTTCTATTTGGCAGTGAAATGCGTTCTCGTTTGCCGCTTTTACATACCCCCAAAGAATATTTTGAATAGATTGATTGCCAGTCAACCACTTAATTTCACTTGATCTGGTTTTTGCATCCGCGTTGTTAAAAGTTTTAGCCGTATGTGTGTCGATCCTTGAAGCTTCCGCAAAGATCATTGATAAGTCTGTATCGGATAAACCGCCAGACCACATTTGCCAATTTTGCCTCATATGCTCACCCCTTTCTAAAGCAGTAAGTGACATATTAAGATATTCTCAGCCAAAGAGTTGTGTCAGATCCAGTGAAAGCGGAACCCGTATTGTACCCCATACATCTCCAAGTGCCAGTCAAATACTCTGCTGGAATCTTTCCACGGCCCCCTGCGTTAGCTGGCCTCAAACTTGATCCCGCTAATGTGTCGCCAAAGTCATGTTCATCGGCATTTAACGCAAGCGCATAAGATCCAATCTCATCTGCACCTCGCAACAGTGCAGCCGCTGTTGTGCTGTCAATGCTTGCAATGTTTTGCAATTGTCGGCTGTCATTAATGACGCTTGTTCCACCTACTTTTATAGCCATCTTCGTGTCCTTTCACTATTAGCTTATTAATCTTTATTTAGGGCCTAGTCGGCCAAGTCACATTGTGCGGAAAACCATCTTGCTGAGGAACATTTAGCAAGTCTGTTCTGTATTGCGCCCATGCAGTACGTTGCCCATCTGTAAGACCACTCCAGCGCAGAGAATTTAAAACTAAAGGATCAACTTCTTCCGATAACTTATAGTCTCTCAAGGATCTTACGTTTTCTGCTTCTTTAGCGTCCAACTCATCTTGAGTAGGTGCAACGTAAGGCAAAAAATCGGAGCCAATTAAGGCAAGTAGGTTATCATTGTTTACCGTCATATCCGTATCGTGTGGCAGCAACGTATATGGTATCCAACCAAAATGTGGATGATTTATTTCCACATCAAACATTGTATCGTATGTATTAAGCGATTTCGCATTTCGAAATTCTGTTATTGGCAATGTTGGCATAATTGCATCCTTTTATTAAGATATTCTAACATAAAGGGTTGAATTTGAGCCTGACGACCACGGCCCCTTATTCCAACCCATAGCCCGCCAAGTGCCAGATAACGCCGACCCTGATGGTATGGGATAATTCGTGATGCTACCTGCGTTGGATGGATTTAAGTTTGAACCTGACGTAGTCGAGGCTGCGTGTAACTGTGTATCATATCTAGCAAAAACATAAGAACCCACCGCATTATAAGTAGTGGAAGGCGTTCCCGATGGCCCCGTCGGCCCCGTCGGCCCCGTCGGCCCCGTGCTTCCCGCGCTTCCCTGCGGCCCAGTTGGCCCCGTTGGGCCGGTTGGGCCGGTGACAGAGTTGCCTTGAGGCCCCGTTGGCCCTGTCGGGCCCGTTGGGCCGGTCGGCCCCGTAACAGAGTTACCTTGAGGCCCCGTTGGCCCTGTCGGGCCAGTAGGGCCGGTCACTGAGTTTCCTTGCGGCCCAGTCGGGCCTGTGGGGCCTGTCGGGCCTTGGAGCGCAGCGTTGGTGATGGTTTGCTTTTCCCAAGCCCCTGCACTCACGTCATAAACAGGAATGAGATCAGAACCTGTGGCATCTGTACCAGTAGAAAACGCCGTTAAAGCTGACCCAACATTCCCAGTATCAGTGACATCTGCACTAGCCTCGATCCCGTTAAGCTTGCTGTGATCTGCATCAGTGAAAACATTGCTGTCTGTTGCCGCTTCTACTGCCGCTCTGATTTCAGCATTTGTTTGATCGCCAGTTGCGCCAGCTTCAATGCCATTCAGCTTGCTATGATCCGCATCTGTGAAAACATTGCTGTCGCTTGCAGCCTCAACTTTAGCGCGGATTTGCGCAGCCGTCTGATCAGCCGTTGCACCGCTTTCAATGCCATCTAGCTTGCTATGGTCTGCATCGGTAAAAACATTGCTATCGCTCGCCGCTTCAACCGCCGCCCTGATTTCAGCGTTAGTTTGATCGCCAGTAGCGCCGGCCTCGATCCCGTCGAGCTTTGTTCCATCCGCTGCAACATCACGACCGTCAACGGTGCCGCTGATAGTAAGGTTGCCCGTTAAGCTTACATTGCCGCTAGCGTCACGCACCAAATACTTTTCAGCCGGCACGGTCACAAAAATATCTTTTGAGCCGGACGGCCAATCTACTGCGTTATCGCTATTTGAGCTTTCCAGAATAGTGTCGCGCGAAAGCGTAGTTCCAGAAGCAGTAAATGTTCCGATACCAACCTCGTACAAGCTGCCATCTGTACAAGCATAATACGTGGTATTCCCGTTCCCAACGGCTGCAAACGACTGGAAGCCGTCTGAGGCGCCGTCGAGCGTATAGGTGCCAGTAGACGTTGTCGTGGTTGTTTCTTTGACGCGGTCAGCGATTACCAGAGCCATGATAGTTCCTCTTCACTATTACGATGGATCTGGGATGCCTACATCCAAAGCTTCTAAGCTAAATGTGTTTCCAGATGTGACCGACTGAGACGCCGTCAGCGAGCCCGTGACAAGCAGGCGGCTGTTTCCGGTGTCAACTATCGCGTAGTGCGTTGCTGTTCCGGTGCCGGTCACTGTGCCACCAGATGATGCTGACATCGTGACTTTGCGCCCACCGCCAGAACGATCCGCTGGCGCGCTAATCGAAATGGATGTCTGGTTGCCAAGTGTGTGTGTTGATGTCGCCTCTGCGTAGGTCGTTGCCTCTTGTGAGGTAATGTCAACGCGATTGGCCTCAGTATCTAAAATCGTAAGGCCGTTATCTAAAACGCGGTCTGCAATGCTTGCCATCTTAATAGCTCCTAAATTTCATTTTATGGCCAGTTCCGCCAAATTTCGCTTTATCGCTCTCTGCATTTATAGCACCTATCGCATTTTGCAGCAACGTGCCCCACACCTGTGTTCTGGGGTCGTCCGCTAAATACGGGGCGCTGTGAACCAACGCGCCATATAGCAGAGCGTCGGGGTAGTAAGTTAGCAGCCAATTGGTGGTGTTGCTGTCGCTCAAAGCTTCAGTTCGAGCGTAATACACCATTTCCAAAATAATTGTGTCAGAATCTGGCGTCGGGAAAACCTCTATTGACCCATCGGTGATGGCGTAAAAGCGTGGCGTGCCCGTGTTGTTTCTGTTCAGCTCACGCTGCTCCATCATCTGCGCTTGGCTTAAAAGCTCCAACCGGCTTGTGTTTCCGGTAGTCAGGCTAAGCCGAATGGGCTCTAAAAAATCCTGTGGAAACTGGCTGTACTGCGTATCAAGCGTGGTCGTGGATCTTTTCTCCATACGCCAGTGCCTGATCTTGCGATCAAGATCCACCTCCGCCAGTGATATGAACGTCGGAATAACGCTTGTTAAATCGCTGCGATTTAAAAAGTCTGCGATGTTCGTTTTTAGCTCAGCATATGTTGTGATGGCCATCTGCTATCCTTAAAGCGTGCCGGCTCTTGTCCGGAAGACGCGGTTGTCTCTATCGTTAAGCCATTTCTTCAAACGCTTCGGATCGTCCGCAATGCCTTGGCTCTTGAGCTGATAATACACTGAAATTGGTATTGACGCCACCCGCGCCATATCCCCAAATTTGCCGTCAGTTTCGTTATAAGCCCGCTTGTTGCTTTCTGCGATATGCTGGCTGTCTTGGACAGTCTCCACCACATATTCGCCCTTGCCAGTGACGTGCCAGTATTTCGTAATGCCGGTTGCTGCGTCTTGGCTAAACAGTCTCTTCATAACCCCTCCTGTGGTAAAGGGGCGGCTAAGCGCCGCCCCCTCATTGTCACGATACGTTCAGATCGAACACGCCGCCGTGAGCCGCTTCGTTTGACACTTTCAAGCCAAACTCGCAGATCATCATCTTCTTCTCGGCGTCACCAGTTTTGGCGAGATCAACCGCTTGGATCGGACGCAGATAGCATACTGATGCATATTCTGGGTCTAATACAAAGGCGTCACGCTCACGCTGGAAGCGGTTTGGCACAACCTGAAGTGTACCAAAATCTGACATATACACGTCAGCCGCACCAATAATTGTGGTTGGGCTGTCGCTTGGTGCCATGTAACGCTGAGCAGCAATACCGGCAAAGCCTGACACAACAGTCTTGTTGTGTGGGCCAACCATCAGGATTGATGGGTTGCCGCCAGACACAAACGCCTTCTGCATCACGTCCTTGACCATCGCTTCGGTCAAGTCGCGCTGCGTTCCGTCGTTACGAGCGTCTGAACCGTCAGCCGCTGTCGGATCTGTACCGTCACCAGCCTTGTTGGTGTTAGTCGCAATCCACGCACCCAAGCCAGCGGTTTCGCGGGCTGTGGATGAGTTACCGGCCACGCGGGCATTGTTGTCGGTTAAAACTGCTTCTACATCACGACGAAGCTCTTTGCCGCGCTTTGCGAGCTGGTAGCTTAATTCGTCGTTTCTGCCGGCCAAATCCTGCGAGCCCAAGTTGTCCGCAACGATCAATGTACGACGGCGAATGTGCGTATAGTTTCCGATACGCGTAGTCGCTGATGTGCTGTCGAAAGACGCCACATCGTCACCGTCAATTACGGCTGTTGTGCTGGTTGCAGCCAGTGAATCTGTCTGCCACTCAAAAAACGTGTTTGATACGTTTTCTGAACCAACGTTACTTTGGAAAGGCACCTCTTCGGGCGAGATAGAGGCAATGATATTACTTAACTCTTCTCTGATGCCTTTTGCGTCAAAAGACGTAAAGGTGTTTGCTACGATTGCCATTTTATTTCTCCATTACAGCAATGTTTTAATTGCAGCCGCTGCGTCTCGCACACGGCCAGTCTGATGCGCGGTTTGGATATGCGCTTGCTGCACAGTTTTCGGCTTTGGCACTGAACCGCGAGATCCTGCTTTTAACGTTTTGGAACGCGCTTTCTTCGGCTTCACTTTAGCCTCATTAGCACGCGTTTCGCCTCTATCGTAAAGCATGGCTTTCCTCGCCAGTTTAACCAACGTTGCGTTTTTCAACCCTTGGACATCCTGCTCGCTAAATCCTTCGTTAAGAAGAAAATCACGAATTTGCCCAGCTTCTGTGGATGCAACCTTTTGGTCACGCCACTCTGGGATAATATCCGGCAGCGCCGTGCGCTGTTGCTCCAAATATTCTTGTTCCATTTGCTGCATTTTCTTCTGTTGAAGATCCTGCAGTCGGGCCTGCTCGGCTCTAACCGCGTGCAATTGAGCTTGCTTTTGCTCTTGTTGCTTTCGCCATTGTCGCTCTGCTTTCGCTGCCATCGCGGGGTCTGTGTCATACAGTGTATCCCAGTCAGGCTCTTCTTGTACCGATTGCTCAATTTGCTGGCTTAGGGCCGGCAATAGTTGAGCATATTGCGCACGCTCCTGCTCAATCGCTTCGGCTTCCGCTGCATACGACTTGCGCATCTCAGCCAGCTCCTGCGTTTTGCGGGTATAGTCTCGGTGCCTTAAATGTCCGCTTTTCAAATCTTCGACCGTAATCTCTTCGCCGTCTACCTCCACTTTCGCGGACAGTATGTCGAAGGATTGGTCGCCAGAATTGTCGGCGTCATCCTCGTCATCAAGCTCGACCTCAGATCCTTCGACAGGTGAATTGTCGATCTCATCATCAGCCATTTCGACTTCAGCTTCGGATTGCTCTTCAGCTTCGGCCTCTAGCGCATCAGTCGCTTCTGCATTATCCCCTTGGGGTGCAAACATTGCACTGATTGCATTTTGCGCGTCGGTCAGCCCAATCCCTTGCGGGGTGTTGCTATCTGACATTTGCGTCAATCTCCTTAATTATGCGTCTATTTTTGCTTTTTTTCAATAGTCGCGTTGTCAACCATGGCACGCAGGGATCTCTGAACCAGATCAACCCCGCGCAGTTTCATATAGATGGCCTCTCGGCCTTCTGCATCGCCGGTGCCAGTCGCCTTAAACTCGCCCCAGCAATCCTGCTCAATCTCGGCGAAAAACCTCACCAGATCAGTGTCTTTCAGCAATCGGTCGGCGGCATTGCCATCATCAATTATTTGCTGCTTAGTCTTCACGCGCGCCCTCCTTGATCACGTCTGCCTGCGCCTTGAGAACCTCGCGGTTGATGGCCAGATCAGACCGGATCTGCTCGACGTTAAGCTGCGCGCCATATTTGGCCTTCATCTCTTCGGCCTTTACAAACAGCTCAGCCTCAAGCTCGTCACGCTTGCGGTCATCCTCCATCTGCATCTTTTCACGATCAAGCTGCAACTGCGCGGCTTTTTTCTGAATGTCTGCTTGGATATCTTGGATTTGCACTTGTATCAGCATCTCGTTGACGTCTGGCTTTTCCTGCTTTGGCGGTGGTCTAAACTCTGCAGGGTTGCTCCAGAATTGAGATGTATCCTTGAAGCCTGCCAACTCTGTCATTGATTTCAGCGTGTTGCTGAGCTTGGTGATGTCGGTTAGCGGATTTTGCGGGCCCATGGTTTTCATTGCATCCTTCTGCATTTCGCCAATTTGACGAAGCATCATCATGCGCTCTGTGTCTGTGCCTCGGCCCAAAGCGACATTGATCGACACATCCATCTTACTATCCCACGCCCTTGGGTCTATCGGAACAAATTTATTGAGCAAGCGAACCATGCGCGGCGCATCCTGATGCGTGGTGATCAGGTGCAGCACGATCTGATACAAACGCTTCATGCCCGTCTCAGCGAATATGCGCGCGATCAGCTCAATGTGTTGCTGTGCGGCGCTCACAGTCGCTGCAACGGCGCTGGCGGTGGTAGACTGCAGAACGTTGGCGTCTAGCCCCTGAGACGCCTTTGAGATGCCTGTGCGGGCCTCTTTGACCTGATCCATATATTGCAGAACCGGAAACGCCTCGCGGCCAACAAATGGCATCGAAAGCGGCTGCACCTGACCGGCTTGGCGCTGGCGGATAATGCTGCCAACCTCTGTGTTCATAACGTCATCTAAATTAACCATGCCTTCTGTGACAGCCACGCGGGGGTGTATGGACATGGCCAAGCTATCAAGCGTGTTGCGCATAATGACAGACTTGATCCGCTGGATGTCCATGACGGTGTCCGCCACGCTAATGCCAAAGAAATCGTGTGGCTCTGGGTCTGGGCAGAACGTGGCGAAGGGAGCCATGTCAATTGGCTCGTTGTTCAGTATCTTGTTGCCGTCGCCCGCCGTGCAGATTTTGCGCAGCTCCGCAATGCCGTCGCCGTCGTAATCAACGCGGATATAGTTTTCGACGTAAAGAACCTTTTTCATCGCTGGGTCGTTGCGCTCGTTCATCTCGTTCGTTAGCGCAGGGTTTCGCGTGTACCGCTCGACGTTGGTGTTCATATCATCATAAGCAGATGACATGCTGGAAACGTCGTCGTAATCATATCCCATCGCAACCAGCTCGGAGACGGTCACAATGCGCCTGTGAGCGACGTAATCCGCTTCTTCGATAGATTTTGCCTCACGCGAAATTAGCAGCTCCTCGGGCGGCACAGCCTCCAGCTTAACGCGACCATCGGGGCGCGTGTATTCCACACGCACATCATGCACCATCGGCATCGGCATTTGCATTCCGGTCACTGGGTCGATCATGGGCTCACCAAACGGCATGGACGCCTGCACGGTGATCATCGCATCCGGATCTGCGGCAAGAGCCGCCAGCGCGTTATCGTCAAGGCCGGTGTAATTGTAGGCGTCAATCGTGGTTTGATCATCCCACCAACACTTTAAAACACCAACCTTGCGTATCAGCGCATCCTTGAACGCTGAATGCATCGCCAAGAAGCCGTTGTTGTCGCGGTTGATGATAAAATTGGCATAGTCGGTCGCTTGCTCCGCCGCCTGCACGTCTTCGGGCCCCTGCGGCGCGTATTCGACGGTGCGGTCGGTGCCATGAAAAATCCGCATCAGCGACGGCAGGATGGCTTGTACGGTATCGCGCACGTCCATGCTAACCACTTGACTGCGCCCGTCCTCTTCGTCGCCAAACGGTTGCCCGCGATAATACTCGGTGGCCTCCGCCCTTACGGGCGATATGGTGTTGTCGATGTAGTCTATCGCGTCGTCGATCTCCTTGCCGACAATGCCCTGCAGCTCGTCATCGCTCATTATGTTAGGGTTGAGCTGCTGCTCCACCTGATTGACCAAATCGTTGATCTCATTTTTCATTTTCATCAACCTTTCGCTGGTCTGACTTTTTTTTCAATGCAGCAATGCACTGCGCTTTAAAATCTCTAACTTTAATCATTGTAGCCCAGCCTATTCATTTCTCGCAGCAATATGTCATAAGCCTCGTCATACTCAGCTTTCTGACCGCCCTGACCGCTCATTGCTTTAGGTGTAAACTCAGGGTCGCGCACCATAAACACAAGATCCGGCCTGCCTTCGTTAAATCTAGCATTGGCCTTCATAAATTCATCTACGGCCTCGTCTCCGATTTGAGCCCTAAACATTTCTTCGTCAAACCCAACGCGGGAAACTGGTTTAAACCCAGCCTTGCCGTAAAGATTGGTAAGTTCAGTGTCAAACGCGTTCAAGAACACCCCGCCATCGTCATCAGCTCGCATCAATGCTTTGCCAGCAAAACCTTTCATCTCGGAGTCTTTGTTCTTAACCAGCGAGACAATTTCGCCTTTTGGTGAAATTGCATACCCAGCGTCAGCATTTGGGGAAGCCGTCATGCTCATACCCTTATAAGCTTCTGGCTCGTAAACGCTAACCTGATACCCAAGCGGCCCCTGACTATCCTGAGCCTCGGCCAAAATGCCTTGAAAATATTTTCTACCTTCTGGCGTCTGAGGTATATCAACAAGCTCCGGAGATTGACGCGCGTTCCTATATGCCGCCTTTAAACCAGCACCGCTTCCGACAGTGTCCAAAATGCTTAGTGCCGCATTACCAAGCGCAGCGCCGCGATTGCCCTGCGCCGCCTGCGTCAAAGCCTCTCCCGCCATCAAGCTTCCAGCAACCATCGGTGTTGCGTTGGCAACGCCGAGCGTTTCTAAAAATGGAAGCTCCGATTGTGGCCGCGCAAATGGCCTGCCTAAGATCCCTTCGCTGGTGCGGCGCGCCATGTAAGGCGAAAGCCCCGTTCTTTGCAAGCCAGACGTTAAACCCTGACGTGCGCGGCCAATAAACCCTTCAGCCGGCGCAGCGGAAAGACGCGCTGGCGGGTTGGTAACGGTTACCTTTCCTGTCACAGCGTCTTGGATGACAACAGAACCGTCCGGCTGCGTGTAGTACCTATTCTGCATCTTCATCCCGCTCTTCTGTAAGTTTAACGTGATATCCACCCTCGAATGATCCGTCTTCGACCTTACTGATGATTTCTATGTCAAAAGACGGGTCATCCTTAAATAAAGACATGCCAAAATCGTTCATTTTCATTTCATACGTCAACGTGATCATTGGATGCCCCTGTCTTGAAAATAATTCAATATGTCGGATTGGTTCTGATTTTGCTGTACCATCCCCGCAGCTCCCAGCCCAAATATGGGGATTGACCCACGCACCATGCCTTTCACGACGTCTTGCGGCTTCATGCCCGTGACTGAGCTTGTGCGCTCAATGGCTTCGTTTACAAACTGGATCATCGGCTTTCCGATTTTTCCTGATCCGCCATGCCATGCAACCTCTTGAAACCCCATAGGGGTAGTGCGGTTTTTGTCGGCTAGCTCCACAGCCACCTCTTCAACGGCCCCATATGTGTTAGGGGTTGGCACGTTCATGCCGTATCCCATTGTCATCATCTGCTCGTCCATGGTGGCTCGGTCAGCGGCGCCTTGAAAATTTGTTGAGAAATTAAACCGCTTTGGGTTGGTTTTGGGGTTTATCTCTCCGGCAGCCTCAACCTTTCTGGCTTGAGCGGCATTTGTTCCCAAAAACCTGCCGCCAATAGGATATGGAAAGTCAAAAGCTTTTTCCGGCAGGTTTGCGCCCTGCACCTTTCTGAAATTGTCATATGTGGCCATAAGCAGGTTTGCCGTTGGATCTGCGCCGCCAGTCCATGCCGCCATCGGGTCAGCGAACATCGCCGTAAACATCTTACGACCCTGCTCTGGGCCATATTCATCGATAAACTCTTTTTCGAGCTGGCCCATAAAATACCAGCCTTGCGTCTCGGGGATATCCAATCCTTTTAGATACGCCTCCTGCAGCCGCTTTTTGCTTTCTGGGTTGTTGTAAATTTCTCTATACTTTTCAATGGTTTCCTGCTTAGCAGGCAAAACCTGCAGCGTTTGATTTGGCTGCGAAGCAATTGGGTAGTTTTGCCTATTGACCGGAAACCTCTCGGAAACATCAAAATACGGGTCATAGTCACCGGCGTTAACCCGTTTGACCGCAGCATCGCGGGCTTTCTTTACCTGCTTTGCTTCTGGGCCAAGCTCCTTAGCGAGATATTCTTTGCCTTTTTTCTTATCAAACTTGAGAACAGGCGGCATCACTTCTGGGTATCTGCCGCGCATTGCCGCTCTGATGATATCGTCAAGTATGCTCATTTTCTGTTCCTAAAATAATCAAGTAAACCTGACATGACGCCGGTCATGCCGCCTATACGACTGCGCTGATCTCCGAGCAATGCCTCTCCGACAGCGCGCGCGCCAAATTTGGCGGATTGGCCGTAATCTTCCTGCCTCGCCAGCTCCATGGCGTCGTCAAACAAACCGCGCGACCGCATGGCAGATTTTTGCGGCGTGGGCATCATAGAAGCCGATTGCGACAGGGATGCGCCGACACGCGGGCCCATTCCCTCAAATAATTGCGCTGCCACCGCCTGATTGGCGTCAGCGGTGTATGGATCGCCGTAAAGGCGTGAAAACTCGTCAAGAGCGCGCGCAATCGTAGCATCGGAGTACAGAAACCCCTCCGGCCCGTCTTGGCGCATGGCGAAGGCGTTTTTATCGTCGCCAGTGCGACGGGCATATTCTGCTCTTAGCTCCATCGTATTCATCTTAACACTTCCACCTTCTGCGTGCTGCCTTGCCGCGTTCACCCGTCCAGCCGCGTGAGCGGGCGCAGAACGACTTTTTACGCGCTTTCTCTGATTTCGTTTTGGGGTTTGGCGCCGGCGCTTTTAACTTGCTGCCGGTCGCCTTGTTATACTTCGCGCGCCCCTTGGCGGTCAAACCGCCGCCACGCTTCACCGAAAGCTTCTCGCCGCGCCCAACAGATAAGCTTGGGCCTGATTTGCGCTTCGTCGCCATTACGCCCTCTTCACTGCGCGTTTTTCTGCAGCCGTGTAGGACGCGCGCTTCTTGCCGGAGCTGGTCGCCTTATTCTTGGCGCGAGATCCGGCTGCCTTCTCGCCGGCGGACAGGCTTTTGCGTGCTGATTTGGGCAGATAACGGCTTTTCTTCTTTTCGCCCGTATATCCCCAATCCTGCTTGCTCCACTTTGACAAGCTGTTGCTGCTGCTCTTTGAGCCAGAATAACCGCCGCCGGCTTCCTTGTAATACTTTGTGGCGAGCTGCATAGCACGCGCACTGTGCCCGCCCATCTTCGCCTTAGCTCGCGCCTTTGACTTTTCCCATAGCTTCGGGTTGGTCTTCTTCGCCGTCGCCATCTACGCTCCTTCGCCCCACTGGACGCACTGATAATCCATTGCGCGGTATGCAGGGAACATCTGCCGCGCGTATTCGAGCCCGCTCGGTATGGACTGTATGCACTGGCTCTCGCTCTGCATCACGGGGCTGCCAAACGCAAAGCAGCCACGCTCGACGCTGCAAAGCAAAAGCAGCGCCGTCCACATTACTTCTTACGGGCGGGCATCGTCCGCTTTGTCGTCGTGCCGTACTGCTTCGACTTCTTTTTCTTTTTCATCGCAGCGGCGGCGGCTTTCTTGCCTGCGGCTGTGTACGGGTACGTTTTCCCACCTACATTTGGCATAAAAATCTCCATAATAACTCGCTACATAATACCATTAAAACGCCAAAAAGAAACCCCGCGCGCTGGGAGGGCGTTCGCGGGGTTCAAGTTGCGCGGGCACAGGGAGGAAAACCCGCTTGAGGTGCAGACGTGGACGTCGAAACCACTCTGAGCAAGACCAAGGTAAACTTTTTTAAAAGAAAATGCAAATAGCTGCATTTAGGGGGTTGCATCTATGTTAACAAAATGTTAACGTCAGGTATAAATCAACAGGGGCTGCGGCTCCGCAACGCTCGGGAGGGCAACATGACTATCAACGAACTCATCACCTACTTAAACGAAATGCCATCATCTGGCTTTGCTTTGCATTGCTACGACGAAAACGATGACTTCAGCGATGACGACGATTGGGTCGACACCGCGTCACCATACACACGCAACGACGGCGGTCGCGCAGCGTCAGGCCGCAAGGGCAGCGCCGGAGATTGCGGCGTGCGTGCAATGGCCATCGCGCTGGGCCTCGATTACGACGCCTGCTATAAGGAGCTGGCCCAAGCCAACAAAGACGCTGGACGCGCCAAGTCGATGCGCCGTGGCATTATGAAGTCAGACTTTGACAAAGTGCTGGCGCGCTACGGTTGGGTCTGGCACTCAGCGCCAAAGTTTGACGGGCGCAAGGCGCGCTGCTCAGACATGCCAGCAGGAAACGTCATCGCGCGGCAGTCTCGCCACTTCGTCGCCGTCATCGACGGCCAGCCGCATGACACCTTCGACAGCTCCGGCAAAATGGTCTACGGCTACTGGCACAAAGCCTAAACGACCCCGCGTATGCCCCTGCGAAGGGGCGCGCCCCACCCTCCAACCTTAGAACCAAAATGCATCGCCGTGTGGTCTGTCGCCAAAGACAGGCACACGGCGTCGGCGCGATCCGGTGAGGCAACGCGCCGCTTCTTCATGCTGTCCTTGCTCTCGACCTGCATCTTACCGCTCGACGTGAAGTGATATCGCGGCGCAGCCAGCTCAGCATATAACGCGTCGTCACGCGGCAGCTTAACATCCATACCCTCCAGCCACGCCTTCGCCTTGAACCACAGCTCAGCGCGCAGGTTCACATATGTCTGGTTCGCCGCAGCGCGCTCCGACACGTTCAAGCCACGCGCCGGCAGGCCGATCTCGCGCAGCCGATCCAACACGCCGGCGCCGAACCCGTTGCTATCCACGATGATCTCCTGCGGGCGCTTGTCAACCGGCAGCGCGTCATATTCCGCCTTCACGGCGCCCGTGAGCTGCATCAAATCGAGATTGCGCCACACGCTCAGCGGATGCACCACCGGCCCCTGACGCTTAGCCAAGACAGACGCATCGCCGCCCTGACGCGCAACATCCAATCCCCAGATGCTCGCCGTGTTCTCATGCACACGCACGTCGCTGGCCATGGCAGCCTCGATCAGCGAGACAGGTATCACCGTGTCCTCCTCGGACGGCGGGAAATTGCCAAGGACGCGCACATGATAAGCGGGGCTATCGATTCCGTAGCGGCGCTGCATATCCTCCACAAAGTCATCGCTGACGCGCGGGCTATCAACGCAGGAAACATGCATCGTGTGCCAGTCATCGCGCAGCCGGTTGTGCGTCTCGTAGAAGAACCCCGTGTTACGCGTGGGGTTTCCCGTCAGCACCGTCGTCGCCGTGTGGCCCGACATCGACCCACTGGCAGCCTCAAACACCGCCTCGGGTATCCCGCTGGCCTCGTCAGCCAGAAGCAGCACAGAGGGGCTGTGAACGCCGGCGAGGGCCTCGGGCTGCTCCGCCCGTGACGTCCTGCAACTTATAAACGTGCTTTCGGGGTGGCTCTTCAACTCAATCCGATCAGACTTGACCTCCAGCAAACTGTCAAACGGCGGCTTCAGCCTCTTGGCCAATGCCTTCATCTCAGCGAACAGCGCGTCAAATAGCTGCGCGCTGGTGGGCGCCGTGACAACCGTCTTGCTCGGCACGCGCATCAAAACGTGCCACAGGGCAGCCATGGCAACGCCAGTACTTTTGCCAACGCCGTGGCCGCTGCGCACGCTCACGCGGCGTATGGCAGGCGCTGAGACGGCGTCAAGCAGCTCAACCTGCCACTCGTCGGGCTCGATGCCAATGACCTCCTCGGCAAAGCGCACGGGGTCATCACGATAGCGGCGCATGAGCGCCAGAAACGGGTTATCTTGGGGTGCGGGGGTGCTGGTCATTTTTTCGCGTGGCTCCTATTTTTCGGAAAACGTGAAGGGGTGGGGGTGGGTAGCGGGGTGCGTGGGGGGGTCATTGCAATTGCACCCCGCCGCGCCAAAAGAGGGGGGGGTCAAACCTGACCATCTGGTCAAAATATGGCCCCGAAAACGGCTGGAATCGCATAATCGTTATTATGTTAAATTTATTATGTAGCAATATCAGCACGTTAGCGTTTTACAACTATTTAAAGTTGTATCGTTGTGCATATTGCTGCGCTGCGGAGCGTCGATATTTGACCATTTGGTCAAAAATGTGTAACCGCGCGCGCCTATGCGCTTCCCTCTCTCGATGTGCAAAATCGCCA